CCTAATAATGCAGACAATCCATCAGGATCATTTAGTAATAGAATAAAATCATCCCAAAAATCATCACGAATATTTTTACCAAAAGATATTATTTCTTTTATTTTTTCTTCTTTGTTTGAATCTTTAGACTTAGATAGTCTTTCAATTAAAAATCCTAGTGATGCCATTATTTCCTTTTATTTTTCTTGGGACAATGTTTTTTTAAATACAAACAGTCAGGAGTATTTTCTGTTTTATCAGGAACGAATGTACCTGCTGGTCCAATATATTTAGAACGCACTCCTGCTTTTGAAAAAGGCTCATCATTTACTCCAGTTCCAGTAAGTGGTCCAAAATAATTATGAAAAGCATATTCTTGTAATTTTAACCATTCTTTAAAATTAATCATAATTTATTTATTATGTTATAATAAATATTTAAAAGGTTTTAAAATGAAAAATTTTGGTCCGCAAATTAATTCATCAGAAGAATCACTAAACAATATCAATTGTAAAGGTCCGTTAGGACAAAGCAATAATATTGATCCGCCTCCTGGTTACTGCGATACAGATCCTTTAAATCAAAATAATGTAGATGGAGCCAAGGAAAGTTGGTTTACTGATTCGCAAAATACAAAAACAAATTTAGGACAAGAAAATAATTGTGATCCAATTCAAAGTGGAAAAATTGTAAATGATCTAGAGACTCCAGTTCGTGATACAGTTTTTAGATATGCAAAATCTTTGCGTGGAACAGATGAAGCTGTAATGGGATTGTTTAGAAATATAGTTGTTATAGACGAATCTGGCAAGGCACATCCAATTCCTATTATTTGGGGTACGCAAGAAAGAGCAGTTGCTTTTATGCTCCAAGAAAATGCAAGAAAAGATGACACATTAGTTGTTGATAGAATTAGAATTCCAATGATGTCCATAAGTAGCAGTGGATATTCTTTTAACCAAAATCGCTACACATATCATGCAGCAGTAAATTATCTTAGAGATGCAAAAGGCAAGCCAAGTTTTTATGGTTCTGAAAAATATGAAAAAGATACAGTCTTTGGAGTTTCAAGAGGTATACCAATTGATGTTTCTTACAAATTAGGAATATGGACTTTGTATGTTGAAGATATTAATCAAATTTTAGAACAAATTTTTTTAAAATTCTCACCTATTTCATATATAACTGTACGAGGTATTAATTGGGAGATTCCAGTTAAGCTTGATTCGATTGCAAATAACCTAAATCAAGAACCAGGTGATGCTGCATTAAGAGTCATAAAATATGAAATCTCTTTGACTGCTGAAACTTATGTAGCACAACCTCTTGTAAGGAAAAAAACTGTTTTGGAAACAAGAACAGAATTTGTAAATGGCTTAAAGGATGAAGATATTACACAGGTAATCGGAAGAATTGAAGAATCGGTTAAGGAGCTAAGTAAATGATTGAAATTACAAACAAGAAAAAATACCCAGTGCAAATTGTAGTTAAATCTACAAAAATACCAAATTCATTCACTTGCTTAAACATTCCAGGTATTGGCAAAAAAAATAATATTTTTTTGCTGCAAGATGAAAGAGCAACTGAATATATAGATCGTGCTGTTGAAGCAGGATTAATTACTACTAAACGAACCGTATAAGAAAAAGGGAGAAAAATCATGGCATTACTAAAAGGCTTTCCACCTTCAAATACTATTAGTCCTTCAGTAAGAATTGCTGAAAGAGATTTAAGCTTTTATGGGAATACTCTTCAAAGTGGAACTACTGGAGCTTTCGTTGGATTTGCATCGAAAGGTCCAATCAATTTGCCTACAATTGTAAATAGCCAAAATGATTTAACTAGAATTTTTGGCCATGCACATCCTGATACTGGCGATCCTTATCTTATTTATGCTGCTTCACAATATCTTAGATCTTCACAATCTTGTTATGTTTTAAGAGTTGGAGAAACAAACACTGTTATTGATTACGCTGCTACGACTGCAAGCGTTGATTTGATTGCTGCTGGATCTGTTGTAGAAATTCATTCAAATTATATTGGAGCTTACAACAGCTATGTTATTTCTAACGACAGTTTTTTCAGATGGAAAATAAATGGAGTTTTAGCTTCCAAAATTATTGTAGCTCCATCAGGAACTTACACGCCTGCTCAAATTGTAAGCATTTTAAACGATCAATTAATCCCAGATACCGATGGTATTGAATTCTTTGTTTACAGCGATGGACTCAGTGATACTATTGGCGTAAAATCAGTTTGGGCATACGGAAGCGAAGCTTCTATTGAATTTGTTTCTGTTTTAAATTCAATTTATGGCGAAAATAGCGAAGTTGGTCTTGGAACTGGCATGCTACCAGCTGTAAGTATTGGTAATTCTTTAAAATACCCACTTTCCGATCCTTATCAAGCAGGTGCCAGCTATGATTTTACTGGTCTTACTAGTCAAAGTTTAGAAGTAGTAGTAGATGGAACTGATAATCCAAATATTGATGGAGTAATTCAAGTTATATCTCTTGCTTCCCTTGAAGGATCTAATCAAGTAATTGCAGATGTAGTATTAGCAATTAATACTGAAATATTAAACCTGCCAGGTGGTTTTTACGCAAAAGCTATTGGAAATCAATTAGCATTTGAAACTCTTCATAATGGTAGAGATGCAAAAATTTTAATAAAAACAAATCCAACTGCTTCGATTGTATTTGGATTTACTGGGTTTACAGAAAAAGGCATTTCTCCTGCTGGAAGCAGTTCAGATATTAATGTTGATACTCTAGGTATCATTAGTGGCGTTTCTACGACAACTGATGTTAGCATGACTATTACTGCTGATTCAGCTGGCATAGATGGAAATGATACTTCTATTCTTGTTGAAAACGATCCTGAAACTGGTAATTTTAATTTAAGAGTTTTCAACAAAGGAAATCAAGTAGAAGCTTGGGGTCAATTATCAAAGAATCCTGGCAGTCGTTATTATATTGAAACTTACTTGAATCTTGTGAGTGATTACATAAGAACTATCGACAATACACTTGTTTCTGCTCCACCAGCAAACAATGGTCCAAATGGATCTGTTTTAAATGGCGGTACTGATGGTATTCCACCTGATCCAGATGATCAAGATTCACTTTTGATTGGAAATCGTGTGTCTTACACTGGGCTTTGGTCATTAAGCGAGCCAGATCAAGTAATAATTGATGTCGTATCAGTACCTGGACACCCTTCAACCAGAGTTGTCAAAGCTTTGATTGATATGTGTACAGAGCGTGGAGATGCATTTGCAATAATTGATCCTCCTTTTGGTCTAACTGTCCAAGAAATTATTCAATGGGCAAATGGTGTTCATCCACTAAATAATTTCCCTTTAAATACTGACTTTGCAGCTTTGTACTGGCCTTGGTTAATGATTAATGATGTAGACAATGGAATTAATGTTTGGGTTCCACCAAGTGGTGCTGTTTCTGGTGCTTATGCACAAAATGATACCAATGCTGGCCCTTGGTTTGCTCCTGCTGGTCTTACCAGAGGTGTTTTAAATAATGTTTTAGATGTTTACAATAGGCCAAGCTTAGCAGAAAGAGATTTGATGTATGGCAATGGCAATGCTGTAAATCCTATTGTTACATTTGCTGACACCAATGGGTTTGTAATATTTGGGCAGAAAACATTACAAAGGCGACCAACTGCTCTTGATCGAGTAAATGTTCGCAGAATGATGTTTTATATTGAAAGACAAATTAAAAACAGTGCAAAAACATTATTGTTCGAACCTAATGATGCATCAACAAGAAATCAATTTGTTTCATTAGCAACAAGCATATTAGATTCTGTAAAACTACAGAGAGGTTTAACTGATTACACAATTCAATGTGATGAAAATTTAAATACTGCTGATGTTATTGACAGAAACGAATTAAGAGCAAAAATTGGAGTAATTCCAACTAAATCAGTAGAATTCATATTTATTGAATTTACAATACAAAGAACTGGAACTATTTAATTTAAAAATTTAATATAAGGAGAGAAAATGGCACAACTAATGGGTTTGGGTTTATTAGGAACAGCAGATAATATTTTTAAAAGAAAATTTCGATGGACTATGGAATTTCAAAATATATGCGGTTTGGGTAGAAACATCGCATCTTCTTTTGTTAAAGCTGCAAATAGACCTAGCTTAACAATCGAAGAAACTGAAATAAATTACTTAAATGGAAAAATGTGGATTCCTGGTAAAGGAACTCCTGATACTACTCAAGTAACTTATTATGATATAGCAAGTTCTCAAGGTGGAGATGTTGTAGCAGGTTTATTTACTTGGTTAGCAACTGTATATAACTTTACTGATCCTATTGGACTAAGCCAATCTTCCAAGCAATCTTCAGCGATTGTAAGGGGGGGCTATACTGCTCAAAAAGGCGTATTAAACATGCTTGATGGTTGTGGTAATACTATTGATACATTTGAATATCTAGATTGTTGGCCTACTCAAATAAATTTTGGAGAATTAGATTATTCTTCAAATGACGAATGTACAATTGATGTTACTCTAAGATATAGAAACTTTAAATACATTCCAAATAGTGAATGTGCTCAAGACTTTAAAGTTTATTGTGCTGGCTGTGGTCCATTGTATTCAGCAGATCCAGGGAAAACCTCTGCAGCCCAGAGGTAATTAAATTACGATTAAAAAACTTTAAAAGCTTGCATTTAATAATGCAAGCTTTTTTTATTTAAACTACTATATAAGTGTATGGCAGTTACAATGGGCTTAGGAACTTTAAGTGATGCAATTTTCAA